AATCGGCGTAGGGTGCCTCGATCGCTACATACACCAGTTCAAACTGAATGACACCATCGATCCAAATCTGTACAGCAGGACCAACTGCATCCTGACTGGTAGCGGTGGTCAGCCACTGAAGCAAGTGCCACTGATCATCAACGATTGGGACGCCGGTATCGATCCATCCATCCTCACCAACAGCAGTACCCTCTGGAGGCGGTGAATAGATCTTGTACTGCAATATTCCCGCAGCATCCACCGCGAGTTCGATGTTGTTGCCGGTGTCCGGCCCGCTACTCCAGAGGTACTGACGCGGGAAAGCGAATCGCGCATCCCATCGCACCCACGCCTCAAATGCGAAGTAATCATGGGGCATCTGTACCCCGACCACTTCAACACCAGCACCATCAGCGGGGCCAAAGGTAGTGGCACCCGGTGGATTCATGACAGGGGACGTCTGGGCAACGAGATGAACGTCACCACGCTGGATGCCAGCATGTCCAGCCGTAAGGTCGGCTACTGGATCACCATCTCCACCGGCATCGGCACAAGGCCAATATCCGGAAGGGCCAGGAGCAGAAAGAAAGATAGCATCGTCGTATGTCATGATCTACGCTCCCCCACTCCCGTTACCGTTGGATCCGAGGTCAAAGTGTTTCTTGAGGGTCGCATTCACGGCGGTAAGACCGGCGACCAACCCGGCGACATCCGCCCGCATCTTGATCATGAACTGGCGCTGGGCCTTGGCGGTCAGGACCGATGGCGATCCGGTGGTGGATCCCTGCGGATCAACCGGGGCGCCGTAACCGCTGATATCGCTGGTGGCATCCCCAAGCTCGCCACTGACATCGGGATCGGATGGGTCCACGATCCCGGTGGTGGGAATGCGGGCAGCCTCAAGGACGGCCTTCTGCGCCTCGAAGCTGGCGAGCGGGTTGAACCCGGTACCCGACAGCTTGGAGATGAACTCCCCCAGCTCCTGGATGTTGATCGACTCCACATCACCGTGCTCCAGCGACGGGGCGAGGTCGAGGGAGATGCCATTGAACTTGAGGAGGGTGGGGATGGCCCGCCGATCGACTACCGCGGATGCGGTATCCATGAACGAGGACAGCGCGCTGGTGAACAGTGAGATCTTGGTGGCGGCAAGGGCCTTCGACCCGACCGCTTCGTGCCCGAGCATGATGAAATCGGCCATCATCGACATGGCAATTCGCTGGTCGTACCGCCCGATAATCTCGTTGGTGTGGTTCTGGCGGCGGGATCCGGTGGAGATCAGGGTGAACTTCGCCCACCAGGGCATCACGAGGCCCTCCTGCTCATCGCGCCTGACCGAGCGCACGATCCGCTGCATGGCGGCGAGCAGGGCGACCATCTTGGGGTCGTTATCGTTCCAGATATCGGGAACGGCGAGCCCGTTGTTGATATCCGGCTTCTCGATCTGGATCATCGGGTATCCGGCGAGATCGCGCTCGATGCCGATCCCCTCGAATACCTGCAGGTTCTTCTTCATGTAGTAACTGACCCAGGCATTGCGGAGAGCGGACCGGCCCTCGGGGTTATTCTTGGCAACCTGGGTACGGAACAGCAGGGATTTCGATAGGGGGATGCGCCGGATCGCGAAATCGGGCGGGGCCATCTGCTGCATCACGGTGGCGTTGGAATCCTCATCGAATTCCCACATGAACAGCGTTTCCTGGGACCGGAGGGACCACGAGCGGAACCCCACGAGGCCATCGGAGAAGCGGCTGGGGGCGAACTCCGGGACCTTGGACCCGACCCCATTGGCATCGAGGCCGTAGGGATCGACCGGATCGAAGTTGATCTCCCCCATCCCGACGCGGCGCTTCATGCGGAATTCCATGAGCGCCCACCCGAACGGGATCATGGTAATGATCTCGGACAGGGTATCTGGCCATGTCGATTCCATGTCGTCGAACAGGCAGCCGCCGACGAAATTGGCAACCTGTCGGGCCTCCAGAGTGGAATTGGCGGGCCGGACCTTGAAGCTCACCTTGCGACATAGGTGCTGCGCGGCGAACATGATCGCGCCCACGATCGGATCGTTGTCCATCATCTCCCGGTAGGATTTCATTCCCTGGGGGCCTTGCAGCTCCTTGAGGAACTCCTCGTAGATCCGGGATATGGCACCGTAGCGGGTGAGGCCCGAGATACCGAACGAATTGAATCCCTGCTCGGCGGTCAGCGGCGGGTAGGCCCCATTCCCGTTGGATCCCCCATCCCCGCCCTCGGGTGGACCGGGTGGAATTGGCGCACCCGCCCCCGGATCGGATAGCGGCCCCATTTTGGCGGTCTTAGCCATTATCTAGCTCCATCCTTCAGCCCCTCAACGTACCAGCTACGGTTAATTGAATCGACGGTGCCCCCACAGCGCGTGCAGCGATACTCCCTCGGGATCGTACCGACCAAACGGGTAACCTCACTAAAATCGTGCGGGCGCACACAGGATCTGAGGCGCTCGCTATTGGCCTTGACTTTTTGCCAGATTTCATTGATCTCCGCCTTCGGGACTCCTGATACCCTGGACAGGGCATCACCGACGGTTTCCGGGCGATCGGCCATCTATTTCCTCCAGATCGAACGCGACCGACTGCCGCCGACCCCGCCCTCGGGAGCCCCCCATACCGACCCGGAGATCATGCTCTCGGATCCATCAGCCGTGACCTCATTCCGGCCCATCCACTGGCTGGTCTGGACGGTCATCAGCGGTTTGCCATTGACCTGCAAATCGCCGCCGATGAACAGGAGCATCTGGCTAGTGGCATCCACGTAATCGTCCTTCTTGGCCTTAGGGAATGCGCACAGCTCGTACACATATTCCTTGATCCAGGGGGCAATCGACTCGTGGGGGAGGAAGATGTTGCCCGACCGGAACCGCCAGCTACCGGCCTGCAGTCGCGATTCCTTGCTGGCGTTACCCGGATCGAACGGGATCATACCAGGGACCTTGTGCTTGAGGGTATCGATGATCGCGTCGCCGTTCGCCTTCGTCTCGACCAGCTTCATTTTGATGAATGGGTAGATCCCTGGGTATTTCTCCCCGTCGAGGTTCTCGCCGCCCACGAATTCCGCGATCGCATTGATGGTGTCGGGGAAGTTCATCCGCTTGTGGATGCAGATGGGCATCAGGTAGATATCGGCACCGAACTGACCCCAACCCAACCCGGCTACAAAGTCGGTATCGCGCAGCTCCTTGAAGCTGGAGTCGAGCGATAGCATGGGCATGAATGGGTTGGTGCAGCGGGTCCAGTCGGGGACCGGGATACCGGTTGGCCCCCCATAATACTTCAGCCACGTCGCCTGGATGATCTGACCCTTGGGGGGAGTGGGATTCTGGCCGTGCTGGGCGGCGTACTGGTAATCCCCGAGATCAATCTTGGCCTTCTCATTGGCCTCGTGATTGAACCTCGCGGGATTGAGCAGCTCGCCATCTTCCTGTCGCGGATCCTCCCATGAATGCGCCCGACCATCGGACTTGCGGGTCCACCCGGTCTTGCAGCGCTGACCGCCCCCGAATCCAAATTCGGTGGGCAGATTGAGGTGGACGTAGCCGCCCTTATCGATGATATCGCCCGCGACATCGGCCTCGTGAACCCGCTGCTGGACTACGACCCGGGCCGACTGGCTGGCATCGTTGCGGCGGGTGGACATGACAATATTCCACCAGTCGACTGTTTCCTTCCTTACCTTCTCGCTCTCACCCTCCTTGACATTGTGGGGATCGTCCGCAATAATCCGCTCGCCGCCCTCACCGGTATTCGATCCGCCGACCGAACTGGCCAGCATGTAGCCATTGCGATCGTTCTCGTAGCGGATCTTGGTATTCTGCTCCTCGATCAGGGTAAAGCGGTCGGCCCAGCGCTCCTGGTACCAAGCCGACCGGATGACCTTGCGCCGCTTGATTGAATCGCGAACCGACAGGGAGAAGGCGTAGGATGCGAATACCCAGCGGTAGAATGGGAGATCGATCCATTCCCAGGTCGGCCACAACACGACGATCGATAGCGACTTGGAGTGGCGGGGCGGCATGGTGATCAGGATGTCCTGAATGTCACCGTGGGTGACCGCCTCCAGATGCTCCGCGATCGCGTCGATGTGCCAGTTGGGGACGAACGATGAAGGCTCGACGATCGGCCACGCCTTGGGGATGAACTTGCGGAATGAGGATGCAAGCTCGGCGGCCTGATCCTCCAGCTCGTGGGGATCAAGCTGGGGGAGGATCACCTCGCGGGGATTATATTCCAGCGCCCGCAGCAGGGCCTCATGCGCCTTGAACTCGGCACCTCCCAGGGCATGCCGCCCGAGGATTGCCGGGGATTCCGCCCGGGATCGACGGGACATTATGCGATCCCGCCTGTCGCTTCCCGCTCCTTCTTCAGGCGGCGCTGGAATGCCTTAAGGGATCGGCCGCCCTTGGTCCCTCTGGTGTCGGGTGAGACATCGATGACCTCGGGGCCGACTCGATCTTTCGGATCCTTACCGCCGGTCTTATTGGTCCCCAGCAGGGTCGCCAGCTCGGCATGCACCCGGGCGATCTCATCGGGGTTGGTGACATTACGCTTGACCGCCGATGCGACCGCCGCCATCAGGATGACGATCCGCTCGATCGGGACCATCTGGTTGAGTTCCCTCTTCCGTTTGATCTCGGTGTCGGTCATCTTGCGGAGCTGCTCCATGGTGTCGGCCACCTGATTCCAGGTGGAGTCCCAGCGCATCCCGGCGTGGAGGGCGTGGCGGGCGCTATCGAATGCACCGGCGATCAATCCAGGATCCCCGGTCTGGACCATCGCCTCGATGGAATTGAACAGGTCCAGGATCTCCTTCCAGCGGGGGACCGGATCCCCTTCCTGGTTGTCCGCGAGGATCTTCTGGATGCGGGCCTCCAACAGCGCGATGTGGTCGGCCATCTCCAGGATATCGGGGTTGGATAGTGCCTCCGAGTATAATCTGGTCATATCCGAAGGCAGGTAACGGGAATAACGGCCGGATTTGAATGACCCATCGGCGGTCCCGAATGCCGCCCCTCCCCCATGCATCCGGCACTTCTGGGTGCGGGACCCATAGATTGCAGGTCCCTTACACCGTTCGCCCGACCGCTTCGACATGGCGGTACACTGGAGGTGAGACTTGGACTTACCGAAATCGCCTGCAGTTGATGACATCCCCGCCCCTACACCGCAACTGTCTGGGAATATTCCAGGCGGGCCATCGGAGACTGGGTGGTGGCCTGCCAGCCGGTGGTGGTGTTGACGGATGCGCTCGGTTCGCTCGGGGTGGCCGGGATCGCCCCCTTGCTGGCGGCCAGCGCGATCAGATCGTCCTTGGTGATGGTGATAATGGTGACCACGGTCATTGATTCCTCCCTTTGAATATGAGCCCTAGTAGCGACCGGCGGGCGATCTTGCGCTGGGACCCGGCAGCTGCCGCCCCCAATGCGATTATTCCGATCGCGGGATCGGGGGCGGGATCGGGGGCGAGGGCCGCCTTCATCCGCTCGATCGCTGCATCGAACTCGCTGGTATCGACCTTGATCTTAAACTCGATGTCCTTCATTGCCCCCACCTCCCCTGATGGCCCTCCGGCTTCCTGAACCCGAACCACGGCTTGAATATCGGGCAGTGCAGGATGAACGCGACCGCCGCCGCGAGGATAATCCAGATCACGGCTGGGCTCGACGCGCCCGCGACCGGCTGAACAGGCTACCGAGGATGCTACCCAGGCTTCCACCCGAACCAGCATCGGCCTTGTAGCGGCAGACGATCAGCGGCATGTACTGCTTGATCGAATCCTCCATATCCTCCACCAGATCGTGAATCTGGGTCTGGATCTTGTTGGTGTTGGCATCGGACTGAGCCGCCAGCCCATCGACCTTGACATCGAGGGCGGCAACGGCGTTGGTGAGCGCGGTCAGGGAGGCGAGGACCTCCTGCTCGAATTCGGTATCGGGCTCGGGGTTGGGGCCGGGATCGGGTCCCGGGCCGGGTACGGGGACCCTCAGCTGCATCGGGCCGGGGGCATTGGCGAGGGCCTGGGTCGGCTGCACCCACGAGAGGTTCCCATTCTCGGGACGGTGCAGCCACACGACGGTGATCCTGCGCATTCCGCCCGGGGCATCGATGGCCGATGCCATATCGACCCAGCTGCCATCCGACCGGTCGCACATCAGATCGACGGATAGGCCGCCCACATTGTTCCCGCTGGTCTTGGCGACGAGCCCGATATTGGGGTTCGAGCGGGAGATCTCGAATGCGGCCATGCGGGCGAGCTGGGCCTTGGCCTTCTCCTCATCCTCGGGTCGGACGACCGGGGTAACGAATTGATCGAGGGTTGCCTGTACGGTTCCGCTATAGTCCTTCATTTTGCCTCCTGTGAATGGGTGTACCCGCGATCGATATTGCATGTGCGGGATCTTCCTGGCCGAACTCCCCCTGCAGGGTACCATGCCCCTTGCCCGGCTGTCAAGCGCATGTTATTGCATGTATACGCCGCCCCGGGGCGGGTAACCCTAATACTGTTCCCGATCGGGATTAATCTTAAATCTCCGCGAGGGGCGTCGCGAAGCGACGACCCAAGCTCGGGTGCGGGCGCAGGCAATGGGTACGATCGCGGGTACATTACCG